TAGTATCTTAGTATCTGTATTATTGTGAATAATACCTAATTTCTTTAAATTTTCTACTGATAGTAAGTATTCCATCTTAGTTATTTTTTATTACTAGTTGCTGTATCCATTCATGTCTACAAAATGGTGTAGATACTTGAGTATCTGGATTAGTATACCATCCACCTCTATAATTCCAAACATTTCTATCTACCCTATTAGAAATAGTATTGATATCATCTCTTGAGTAAAGTCTATTAAGCTGTAGTAATTTTTCACAAAATTCTCTACTACCACTTTTAGCCGCTGGTACATCTGTTCTTGTTCTGTAAGTGTATCTAACTTCAAATCTATCTATCCCAGGATCACTTTCATTAAGTAATCTATTACCTAAATCAGAGACCTGACCTTTAACATATAAATCATAAGTGATCATCTTAGCTATAGACTGTGCTATCTCCTTTATAGTAGCGTTTAAAGCCTTAGCTATACTACTACTTTCTTCACCATCATTTAATAGCTTTAAAACTGATTTATCAAAGTCATTTAATTCTGCTGATATTTCACCTATTGTAGCAAATATTTGATCATGCTTACCATTTACTTCTTCATTACTAGTATCCCAAGCTATTGGATAGCTAGCTAATACTGTATAATTAGATGCATCTTCACCAAATTGGCTATAGATATCTATTTCATTGTCTGAAAATTTATGACTACATAAAGACTGCTGTACCGGTGCTACTAATTCTTTTACCTTAGTTCCAATAGGATTAGTATCTGCAAGTTTTACTTTACCTACTTCACCTGATAGCTCTAGCATGTAATTTAATACCCACTCTATTCTTTTTTGTCTAGTGTTAACATAAGTATTTTGAAAGATGTAATATAGCTCTTCTGTTTCTGCTGCATTAAAGGATCCTGCTGGTGCTACACCAAATAAAGAAGGTGATACTACACTGTGAGATACTAAGATATTTTGCTGAACTGCTGCTTGTAATTGTGTGTATCTTTTATCCAGGTCATTACCATTAAGATTATCTACCTTGGGAGCTTGATCTGCTGATGGTGCAAATGTTATAATGATATCACCACTATTTTCAATGTTACTTGCTGGCTCTTTGATTTGTCTTTTAAAAGCATCTGCTTCTTCTTGAGTCTCAGGAAAGCCATTCATAAAGGTAATCATTGTACCACTCTTAAAGCTGTTCTGTATCTCATACATATTAAACTTACTGATATCACAATCAGTCTGAATGGCAGTAATACCTCCTTGATATGGTGGCTTGCTATAAGTACCTTGTTCTTTTCTACCTTTCTTAGAAGGATCTTTGTAATATAAAATAAAGCTACCACTCTTATTCTCTAAGTCTAATCCTGGTATTGTTCTTAAGTTAGTTTTTTCTAAAGATTGTTGCTGTGCTAACCAGTCATCAGATAAATAAAACATTCTTTCATCTGGTGATAGTCTAAGCATATCTATTGCAATATATTCATATAGTACTACTCTAGTTCCTTCACGATTCCAAGTACCTTTAACTGCAAATGCACCAAATAATTCATAGTCAAAAGCAAGCTGTTCTACTATTTCATCCATGCTAAACTCACTGTAAGCATTAGCTAAAAACTTTGTAGCATTACCACTGACTGTCTCTATTCCACCACCAGCTATGTAATAAGTTTTGTTCTTAATAATACCTTGATGCCATGCAGATCCATTGTATAAATCAATTAAAAAATAAGGATAGTCATTTTTTCTACCCCACTTGATAAAACCTAACTGGCGATCTTGCTCTTCTATTGGTAAAACAAAGTCTTTTTTAAAATTAAGTGTTTCTAACTTATTCATAAATAGTGAATTGTATATTATTATCGTATTCTGTCCCTGGTGAATCTATAGTGAAAACATGTAATCTACCAGTCTCTACCAAACCATCTGAAAGTAAAGGATCTAAATTCACACTACTTGCTTGTTGGTAGATATTGTAGGTATAATAACCATCATAATCTAAAATAACATCTACACCATCAGTAATAACAAATTCATCAAATCTCTCAGTGCTTGTACTTACATTTGATAGAATACAAAAATACTCTAAAAAAGATTGCTCATGTATTAATTGAAACAAATAGTTAACAGGACTTATTGTGGTTAGTTCAGTTACTGTTACTATCAGATTCGCTGTCTGATTCTTTTCTAGTCTTAACATCTTTTACTAATTTTGGTTTAGTAGTTGTAAATAAATCAAAGAAACCTAGAGCTAAGTAGTAATCTTCTTTACCAGCTTCTATAGTAATGAATCTACTTAAAGTCTTTGACCAGCATTTACTGCCTATTGCATTTTCTTTTAATTTCATAGCATAAATTTAAAAAAAAAGTGGACCTATTAAGCCCACTTTTCATATTTATTTTTTAATGATTAAACAGATGGTGATTGTTGAGACAATAAAGTTAAGTACAAAGCATTATCTACATCAGGGATTTCATTGTTTTCCATTCCTAATAAGACAATATCATGACCATTTTTATCAGCTTTTGTTACACCTGATCCGTAAGTACTACCATCACCTACTTGTAATCCTTCACCAAGTCCTAATGCTACTACTGTACCATCAGCTTTCTCAACTAAGCAAACTACTTCATTCTGTGCTAGTAAGTGAATCTCAGAGCGTAACTCTTTGGTATCAGATGCTAGTATCATTGTTAAAGCTTGCTCATAGAACAAAGTACCATTAGCTTTATTAACTTTGATTGGTGATGTGTAAGAAGATACATTAGATTTTAACTTGTACAAAAAAGTCTCACCAGTTACTGTTATTGCATCAACCTCATTAGCTGCTGATACATTCAATCCTGAGACAGCTCCTAATGGAAAAAGTAAAACTGATTTAATCCCTCCTTTGCCATTGGTACAAGTTCTATCATTGTACCCAGCAGTCATATTACAACTCATAGTATTTCTTTTTTAATTAATTAATATTATGATGGTGAAGATGTACCATGGAATACACCAATTTGATCTAAGAAAGGTACCTGAACACCAGCTCTGAACTTAGAACGCAAGTAGATAACATCATCATCTAATGAATACCACAAATCAAAGTTTTCAAAGTCAGATGATAAGTCAGTTCCGAATACAAATTGAGATCCTCTACCAGTGTAGATATCATCTTTACCATTCAATCCGTTTACTTTGATAATTCTCATGTTAGTACCTGGTAAAACTAACTCATTCAAGTCACCAATGTTAGCTGGATTGTAATGGAATAAGTTATCATCTACTAAATTCTTAGTTAAGAAGTTAAAGTTTTCACGTGAAGTAAAACATACAAAGTCAGATGCTTCAGCAACATTAGCAGGAGTAGCAACAAATGCATCATAGAATACATCAAATGCATTAGCAGCAGTTACAGATGCAACAGATGCAGTGTTAAGATTCACACATCCATTAGCTGTAGTTAAAAACTGAGAATAACCATTCATCAAAGACAAGTTACCTGATCCAGTTGCTTTGTTACCTCTCCAAATTAATTTATCTAATTCAAAAGCATGCAATTGTAAAAGGTAGTTAATGATTTGTTGTTCAAATGGCAAAGTTTTATCTTCAGCCATTGTACCTGGTCTCAATCCTATTTGTGTCCAGAAACCTACTAGGTCTTTCTGACAAAAAGATTTCATATAACCTAAAGTCTCAACTGCAATAGCTCTATCTGTAAATACAGTGTTACCTTGTGGAGTCATTGTACAGTCACCAGCTTGGTATACTACACTGTCATCCATTAATTTCAATTCTTGAGATCCTTTAATCCCTTGTTGAATGTTCACATATTGCAAAGTTCTTGCTTCTGTTACTGATCTTACGATTAAGTCTTCTCTTTGTTCGTCTACATAAGCAGCCAAACCTGATACATCATAACCAAACTTTGTGTTTAAATATTTTTTTAAGCTCATTTTTTCTTAGTTTTTATTGTTTTTTAAAAATTGTTGTCTTGCAGTTAAATTACTGCCTATTGGTAATCTATTGTTTTCCTTAGTGTTAATTACTGGTAGCTCTTTATAAGCTTTAAATTCTGATTTTAATGATTGTAATTCTGTAAGTAGATTATTATTGCTATCAGCTATAGATATACTCACTGCAGCAAGCTCTTCAATGGCTTTACTACATGAGTTTAACTTAGCTGCCATAGCTTCATCAACTACTTCACTTTCGGTATTGTTTACTTTATTTAAAATTCTAGTTGCAATATCATAAGCTGCACCCATTTCAATGTTCAATTCCATTGCTATAGCTTCTGTCATTGACTCTAAAAGTGCTGGTATAATAGCTGGATCAATTACTTCAAAAGTTTCTTCTGTTTCTTCTACAGATGCAGTTTCTTCTTCTGTTTCATTTATGATTTCTGTAATCTTACCTTCTGCATCTACTATGATAGATATTCCAGCTTGATCACCAGTCAATGTATGTGTACCTTCTGGTGCTGGTATTTGTTCACCATCTGCTACCACATAGACCATTTGACCTACTTCTAGTGCATCATATTCAATTACTGTAACACCATCAGATAAGGTAGCTTGTTCAAAAGCTTCTGACTTGCTAAATTGTGCTTTCATTTCAGCGATCAATTCTTTTATTGTAGTTAAGTCTTTATTCATATTCTATTATATTTTATTGTTCGAAAATTCCTAATTCTTTTAATTTAGCTTCTGACCACTTCTTACCAGCTAGTCCACCCCAAAGTAAAAATGAGATAGTACCACAAGCTGATTCATCACTTTCATCATAGTATGTTTCTGCTCTACTTAGATAGCTGTACATTCTTTTTATCACAGCTATAGATAAAGTTTTTCTACCTGATAAAGTAGTAGCTCTTAATCTACCTACTCTAGTGGCACACTTATTACCATACTTAGCATTTAATTCTATACCTCTCTTTGCATTGTTACTTACAGCTTCTGGATAGTCATTGTAAAAAGATATATATTCTTGAACTTGCTTAAGCTCTTCATATATTTGCATAAACTCATGATCAAATCCTTTACCAGTATCTAGTAATAAAAATACACCTTCAATACTGAAACCATTAAACAAACCATCTTTAGCAGCTTCATATACTTTTTTATCAGTTACTTTATAACCTACTATCCAGCTACCATCAGTCTCATTCTCAAATCTCTTAGGTGCTGTGAATCCTTTTTCTTCATCAATAATGTAGCTCATGGTCATATAAATACCACTTACTACTCTCTTACTATCATGCTCTAAATTAACATTATTAAAATTCTCTTTTCTAGCATAATCAAAGACTATATCTTTAATTGACTGCTTAGAGAAATTTACATAGTACTCTTCACCACTTCTAGGATCACGTCTGAAAATTGGTGTATTAGCAGAAATAGCTACACCTGTAATCATCTGCTCTTCATCATTGAAATTATAGCTTACCTTCTTAGCAAAAGTCTCAAAGTTTCTTTCATGTGCTGGATCAGATACTAATGAATTAAAAGATACAGTAGTTTCTTCATCATCTAAATCTATCACAATATCATAAAGTGGTAAGTTTCTTTTCATATATTTATTATGTATATTTGTTCGATAATGGTATTTGTCTATCCTTACAATAACAGAACAGATCAGCACTTTGAGATACTACAAAGTATAGCACTGGTGAAAGCTGTTTTTCCTGATGCAGTAATCTATACTGTAGGTAAAGAAGTACCTGGTATCTTATGCTTAAAGCTTGATCAGTATAATAATATTCGTGGCTGTGATGTAACTAATAAGATGCTACATTTTGCCAGGACTAT